TGCAGCGCCTTCGGATCGAGCCCCTTGCTGGCGTCGCTCAGTCCCGTCCTGCGGGTCTGCACCTCATCGAGATATTGCAGGATCGGCAAGGCCTGCTGACCGACGAATGGCGTGGTGGCGAATTGCACCGCATTGCCTGGATCGCCGCGCGTCCTGATCACCGCGCCGAGATCATCGTTGAGCGCGTCGTCGAGATTGGTGACCAACTCATTGACGACAGTCTTGGGGTTGATCGACTCGGCCAAGCTGTCGAGGACGCCGCGCGTCATGTTGGTCTTGATGCGTTGGATGTCGATCGTCAGGTCAGCGATCGAGTCGCCGACGATCGTGTGGCTGATCGGATCGCAACTGAAGAGAGCGAACTTGACCCGGTTCGCCGGTTGGTCGCGGACGATCGCATGGCTCTCGCCCATGGTGCAGATGTAGCGCAGCTCCGGTGAGCCATCGCCATCGGCGTCAACCTTGATGTACCACTCGCCGTAAAGGACCCCATCGCCGACGCGGCTCGACATGCCGCGCCCAGGATTGCGGATCATCGCCTCCATGGTGAAGTTGTGGACATCGGCGCTCTGCAAGAAGTTGGCGGCGAGGTCGCGCTCGTAGCCCATCGTGGTCAATTCATCGATGGTGACGATGCGCTCATGACCGACGATGCGCGATTGATTGAAGCGGCGCGCGTAGCGGTCGAGCCGCATCTCTTCCGGCGGCACGCCCTCGACGCGGGTGATCGGTTTACTCTCGACGCTCTCGACCAAGACATCGATGCCGCCTGGATTGTCGGGATTGGGCTTGAGCGAATTGGGAACGACCTTGGCGTTCTTGTCTTCGCCGAGCAGCATCTGGAGCTGCTCCTGGGTGATGTTTTGGAATTGCTTCTGCTTCGTCTGGTGGGTCGTGTCGGTCCACCATTTGACGAAGCCGGTGCGCACGGTGAGCGCGTCTTTGAACGCGCCGTAGAGCGTCAAAAATCCGGCATTGTCTTGCCAGAAAACATAATTGACGTAGTTGGTCGCCTGCTCGGCCATGGCCTCGTCGGCCTCGGTGCGCGGGACGAGGCAGACGACGTTCTCGCTCGCAGCGAAAATTCTGACCAAGCTCGGCAGCATGGTGAGGATGGCGTCGCGCACATCGGTCGAGACGAACGACGATCGCGTCGGGCCTTCGGTGGGGCCGAGGATTTCCTCATAAGTGGCGTTGGGGTCTTCGACGATCAGCGTGTCGCTGTAGGGCGAGCCTGATGAGTTCAACGCGGGCAGATAGCCGTAGTAATATTTTTGCGCCTCATCGCGCTTGGGCGCCAGGACTGAGTTCTCGTAATCCCGCGCGTCGGTGATCATCGCGTGGAGGAATTGCTGATAGGATGCGGGATCGCCGGGATCGTAGGATGACGGCGTGCCGGTGGCGGTGTCACCGTCTTTGAAGGTGAAGAGGCGTTCGATGGCCACGATGCATCCAGCTCCGAGGAGGCCCAACCGGCGGCCCGCCGGTCCCTTGGAGCTGACCGAAACGTGGAGACCTTACCCTGATTTCATTGGTCCTGTCATGCCTCCGATGGTGAGGGCGATGATGGATGGGCGGTATCGTTATGGCTATTGGCTGAGGCCGAAATGGTGGGAAAAAGATACCGGCATGGCGCTGTCGCAAAACCAGGATAGCTTGGTGTAAGTAGGGAGGCGTTTTCCTCTTCGGGGTCTTAAATCCACATGAACAAGCTCCTTGCCTCAACGGCTGCGCTGTTCCTCGTTGCAGCGCCCGCGCACGCCACGCTGCAATTGACGATCAGCTCCGGCGGCTCGACCTTCACCTGCTCCGATGGCGAACTCAGTTGCGATTTGTCGGGAGGGACCAAGAACCTCTTAGTCGTCGATCAGACGGTTGGCGGCGCGTTCGTTCAGCTCACCTTGGCGCAATCGTCGCTGCATCCGAATGAATTGCAATTGTCGTCGAGCAACATCGAGAACACGCGCATCACGCCGATCACCGTCAACCTCTTGGCGAGCGATACGGACTTTCTCGATCCGGTCAGCTTCATCCGGTCGAGCGGTTCGCTGACTTTCAATTCGGCGGTTGGCTCCGGCCCCTCGACGCTGCAGTTCTTCGCCGACATCCTCAACCGGCAGGGGGCCAATCCGCTCAACACGCCCGGCTCCCTACTGGAAAGCGTCAGCGGCGTGCCGCTCACCGATCCCGACTCGTTCAGCGGATCGCGGATCAGCGCCTTCGATGCGCTGAGTCCGTTCTCGATGACCGAAACCGCTTCGCTTGCTTTGCGGGGCGGCGCCAGCGTGACCGGGTTCAACGAAGCGATGCAGTCGGGCGTGCCGGAGCCGTCGACCTGGGCGATGGCTCTGATTGGCGCGGCTGGGTTGAGCTTCCTCGGCATGCGGAAGCGCCGTCAGCGGTTCGCCTTCTAAATCACGCCTCGGATGTGACGCCGTAGAGAACCGCGCCTGAGCAGCGAAGCGCTCAGGCCGGTGACCAAGTGGAAGCCCACCGCTGCGGTCTGGTAGGCGTCCGCGCCGTGCGAATGAGGGCCTGGGCCATGCACCGGCTGACCCATCGCGCTCTTGTGGTAGCCCCTCAGCATCGCCAAGCCGGTCTTGCATTTGTGGGCGTCGAACCAGGATGAGCCCAGCATGGCGCGGGCTGCGTTGATACTATCCTCCTTCGATGAGATGCGCGGCACGGTGATGATCGGCTCGGTATGCGGGATCAGGTCCTCCAGGGTCTGCCGCCGCGATTTGGCGGTTGAGATTTCCCGGTGTTCGATGTCGTGCGGCAGGAGGTGGCATCGGTAGTCGAAGCCGCGCTCGGTCTTCTTCTTTCGTAACAGGCCGCCCCAATGGTCGAGGCCCTTGCCAACGCTCATCGCGTAATCGATGAAGTGGACTTCCTTGCCGACGATCTGCAGCCACCAGATCGAGCAATAATCATGCACGCCGAGGTCCCATGCGGTGATGACGGGGGCCGACAGATCGACCGGGACCGAGGTGACCCGGCCTTGCAGGGCGAGCGCGTTGAGCGCCTCGGCGAAATAAGCGCCTTCGACCGGCGCGTCGAATGAGCATTCCATCTCCCGCGCGTATTCATCGGCTGACATGTCCTGGGTCAGCTCTTTCGCCTCGGCGAAGCTCAAGGCCTCTTCGCCGGTCGACGACAGCGGGATTAAAAACACGTCCCAGCGTTCGTCCTCCATCGCTTTGAGACGCAACGTGTTGAAGTGATCATCGCCGTTCGACGTTCCGCTGACGACGGCGAAGCCCCTGTAGTCGGCCAAGCAGGGACGCACGACGGTGGAGAACACCGTTTTGTTGAGCAGCGGGAACTCATCCAGCACGATGCCGTCGAAATACATGCCGCGCATGCGCTCGTAGGCTGACATGCCGCCGTACAGTTTGATGATCGCGCCGTTGTGCGGCATGACGATCGCCAATTCCGCCTCTCGGAACTGCACGCCCTCGATCGGCGCCGTGTATTGTTTGAGGTACGACCAGACCAGATCTTTCGCTTGCTCAAAGCTGGGTCCGACGTAGCCGTAGCGCGGCGGCGGCCATTCACGATTGTTGAGGTAGGCGGCGCGGATCAGATGGTTCGCCAAAGCGACAGTTTTACCGGCGCGGCGATGGGCGCAGACGAACATCCATCGTTTTTCGCTCGCATGCACGGCCAGGAAGTGCCGCCTGGGGAGATACGGGATGGTGAGCGGCGAATTGTCGTTGGCGGTGTCGGCGAAGGTCATCGGCGCGCTTTCCTGCGCCGTTTATGGCGGGTCGAGCGCGGCTGTTTCTTGCCCTTAGCGAATTGGTCACGCACGGCTGCGAGCCTGCGCTTCCCCGTCTCTTTGCTCATCCGACGAACTCTGGCGGCGGGCGAGGTATGTCACGCCCATCGTTTGGCCGCCAGAGGTGCAGGCAATTCGGATGTTTGTTGATATGGTCGACCGGCGGCACGTGGAGCTGCATCGCCGTCTCGTCGTCTTTGAAAAAGAGAAGCTTGATATGCTCCATCTCAAACCAATTCGGGCAGCGGTTGGAGATCGAAACCGACACGTGGTCCCAGCCTTCGCCATTCGATGCGATGCATTGGGCCGAGCGGCCTGACGATGGGCAGTGGATGTTGAACACGCCGTTGCCGTCGTCGCCGTAGCTGCCGTAAATTTCAAGGATGCGGCCATCGCGCTGTCGGCAATGGTCAAGCTGGGTGAGGTCTCTCATGCCTTAGGGACATCCTTGGAGTCGTGCATTTCTTGGATGATCTCCGACATCGGCGCGGCCGGGCGGATGTCGTCGGCCTCATCGTGTTCAGCGCAGACGGCGCAGACGATCTCTATGCCTGGATTGTCTCTGACCGCCTTTTGGCCGCTCGGATAGAGGCCGACGCGCTCGCCGCAGCGGAAGCAGACGTGCGAATTGTCCTGCTCTGGGTGGATGCGCCGCATGTCGGCGAGCCGCATGCAGACGAGACCGACGCCTTGGCTCATTCGTCTCTTTCGACGTGGCCTTCGATCAATGGCGGCTCAGGTTTGCGGTTATCTTCCGGCGAGAGCCATGTGAGCGTCAGCGCGCCGCCCTTGGAGGGCATCTTCAGCTCCAAATCGCCAGCGTGATGGAAGCCCCGTCGCTGGGCGGGCCGGGTCTTCAGCATCTCTTTGGCGGCGGCGAGCTGATTGGAGAAATGGTCGTCGTCGTCGAGGCCCTTATGCAGGACCTTGACCGCCTTATCGACGCCGCGCGCGATCACCTCATCGAGGGCGCGGCGTAAGACCGGCGTGTTCATGATGAAAATGCGCAAGTCCTCGCTGTCGGCGCCGATCTCGTCGGCGATCGCGCCGACATCGCCCTGCGCGGCGAGGATCATCGGCCTAAGGGCTTCTGGATCGAAAGTGCTCATCGCTCTCCTGTCCGCGTTTATAGCCGCGCGTGAAGCCGTCAATGTCGCCGTTGGCGCAGCCGATCAAATAGGCCAGCCGGATCAGGCCTGCCGAGACGCCGAGGATGATCGCGATCGCGGGAATGCACCAGTCCATCGGTTCACCTCAAATCGGGAAGGGGCGAACCGAAATGGGTCCGCCCCTTCCTTTCACCGACTGCTTTCGTTCTCGCATGACGCCTTCCGTAGGGGGGGCTCATCGGGCGTTGCGGGACGCTGGCGAGGTAAATGTCAGAAACCCTCGCCAGGACGCCGCCGGTTAGCCGCGCCTCAGTACGCTGGCGCGATCGGGGATGCAGGTGCAGGCCCAGCCCGGCAATTGCAGGTTCTGCGCGCCGAGCAGGCCGCTGTATTGGGTGAGCTGATGCTGGGACTGCATGGCCATCTGGGCCATCTGGGCCGACTGGGCGTTCTGCAGGGCGGCGTATTGCGTCGCGTGCGCCCAGCGGGCGTCCTGGGCCTCCGTGGCGCGTCTCCGGTCAAGCACGGCCTGCAGCAGGTCGCGCTCGTTCTCAGTGTCGGTGAGCTGGCATTCAAGGCTTCGGATGCGGGCGAACAGGCGTTCGATTTCGCCCTCCTTTTTTGCGGGCGGCGTCTTCACCTTGGCGGCGAGGCCTGATGCGAAGGCGAGAAGAGTTGCGGTCAGTGCCATTGGGCGCTCCTTGCTTCGGCGAACAGTTCAGCCTGCTCCTGGCTAGTGGCTTCAACGATGGTCGACTCGGCGATGCGGTCGAGCCATGTCAAAAACACACTCGGCTCCAGCGCCTCTTTGACGATGAACATCATCACCGCCATCGCCACCGGCATGGAGCGATCGGCGCGATCCTCAAACAGAGGCTCCGCTCTGACGCCTGCGAGAAAGGCGTCGACCAGTTTCTTGGCGGCGATCTTCTTGA